ACTTGCTGACCACCACCACCGCCAAAGATGCCACCAACTGCTTGTGCTATTCCGCCCATATTAAATATCCTTTATCCATTTTCTAGGTCTAAACCCATATTTTCTTGCTATCACATCCCATCCTTTACGATGAGAGTCAAAAGTTACTGTACTTGCTCCACCAGCCTTGGCGATCTCTAATAGAGCTTGCCAACAAGGATCAAGGTTATGCTCAAAATAAGAACACCATATATGTAGATTATCGCCTTGGGGTTGCAGAACCGAAAAGCCTACTAATCGGTTGTCCTGCGAGAAAGCCCATAAAAGAGCTTTGTTATTGAAACATTCTACATATACATCCTCAGGAATCCACCCCTCAGGAGTCTTACTTAAAATCTTTAATAAACCTTTTCTAACATAATCCCAGTACAGCCTCAAATCCTCTGGTTTTACATAGAATTTTTGCATACCATAATTTTACCTACAATTGGTAGAAAAGTGGTAATTATCCAACGATTACATATCCATAGGTTTTACTAGCCGTTGAATTGGCAAAATGGGTAAGTGTTGCGCTGCCGTTTGTCTGTGCGCTGACATACACATTATCCATAGCATTAGGGGCTACATACTGCATAGTTGCTATAACTGATGGTGTTGCTGGTCTTGTTGGGCTAGATTCTGCTGGTGTTTGTTCTAATGTAACGCCTGTATTTTCTGTTCGCCATACAATTTCTACATAGTCATTTGCTGCCAGTTCTAAAAAATAATTTATAGCTCCAATGACATGACCATAAACTCCAGCACTTTTTCTTGCTGGGACAGTAAACTTACTGTTTGATGATGTAATATTAGTGCCGTTTTTTCTAAACCAAATATCTACATCGTGCTGTGCATTATCTGTATTTTCTATTTGTACGCTAAATTGCAGATTGTAGATACCAGCATTTCTGACATTTAAACGACTACTATTAGATAAATAAACACCATTAGAAAAATCTGTAGTGTTAAATGTCATTGGATACGCAACTGTAGTGCTTGCTGCCGATTGATCTGTAGAGTCTTGAAAAGCTCCATAGGGCGCAGTATCAGCAAAGGCAGCAGCCGACTTAGGCACTAGCAATATCATAGAATCTCTACTTATTCTAGGATCGCTAATAGTGGTAGTTGTTGCGTTTCCTGTGGCTAATGTAACAGTCCCAGTATTGTTGGTCTTGCCATCCATCATGCCGTTTACGATCTCAGCTACGGCTCGTTGATCGCCACCAGTAGGGGGAAGTCTACGGAACATTATCTACCGCCCTGTTGCACTAACTCAATCTCTACACCAACAGCCGTTTTCCAGTTAGCCCCTGTAGGGGAAACCCTTACTCTATGGTATTTGCCACCAGAGCGCAGGGATGCCCTATTCTCGCTGTCTGCTGCTACGGCAGTACCAAAGCTAGGGACATCGCTTAATAACGCTCTAGAGGCTACAGAAACGCTTGCAGAGCCAGTATCTACCTTTGGCTTGGCTAACATAATGATTGATTGGTTTCCGTTGCCCAGATCGCCTGTAGTAACATAGCCAGACTTATTAGATCCAGTAAAAGTAACAATTTTGGTATCTTTTACCCCTGCCAATACAAACTTACCACCAGCCCAAATACGGCTATCAAAAGAAGTGCTTATAGTATCCATATTCCCAAAGGTATCTAAGCCTTCTAAAGTTACTCCAGCCTGTGCCAATGTTGCTACATAAGTAGAAGTAGTTTCTGCCTCAGACCATTTTTTAGTTTGGAAGTTATAGATTATTAATCGTTTTTGAGCAAAGATGTCTGTGTATTGCCAAACAATTAGTTTACGAATGACATCTATACTTGCGCTCATCTTATCTATCTGAGATTGATCTGCATAGGTAAAGAAATAGCGATCTACTTTTTCTGCTCCGATAGGCGTAACTGTCTGCCCATCGCACATATAAAATCCATCGTCAGCTAGGAAGAATACTAAATTACCAAACTGGGCTATTGAATTTGCCTCATAGCACCCAATATTCCTAGCAATGGTATCAAACTGAAAGAATAATGGCGCACCTACATAAGTCATCCTAGATATTGCTTTTTCTAGCAAAATTAACCCATATTCACCACCAGTAATACCACGAATATCTCCACCATCTGCAATGACCTGGCTATCAGATTGGCTTGTAGCGCTAGGAGTCCAATCGGTTTCATCGTTTAAGTCAGACCAATAAACCTTAGATTCTTCGCCTGATACATTGCCAGCCACTACAAAATCTCTAACTGTAGTTACAAATTTGGCAGTAGGAGCTGCTGCATCTAAGTCAGCAAATGCTGTAGAACTTGCTAAATTCCATACTTGTAATTTTCCTATTCCATTAGCAGCAATAAGGGATGGCCCGTATTGGGCAAAGTTCCAACGATTACTACCAGAATATCCACCAACTTTAGATACATCTACCAATGCTAATGTAGATGAATTGTATTTAAACAGTTTAGTAAATCCACCAGCAAAAAGGGTAGTAGTTGAACCGAATTTAGTAGCAAATACATTGTTTAGGTTTTCACTTGCTGCGCCAGATAACTCTACCAACTCAGGAAATGGGCCATAGCCTATCGCCTGGGGAACAACATTGTAGGCATCCTGTATAGAACCAGTTATTCCAGCTTGGTCTGGTAGCCATTCGCCAAATTCTACTATTGAGGTAGCCATGTATTACTTCCCGTTGATTTATTAGTCCAATTGTTACTTGTAACGCTAGAAAGTGTCCAAGTATTGCTATCTACTGTTTTGTTTGTCCAGTTGTTGCCTGTAACTGAGGCAGCAGTCCATGTATTAGACCCTACGCCAGAATTGCTCCACTCCTCACCAACTCGATACCCAATAACTACTATTGTACCGAGTCCATTTATAGATGAGTTAGCAGAAAATACTGCGTTACCAGTTACTAAAACTGTTCCCAATCCTATGATCGAGCCATCTCCACTAGCAGTATAGTTTCCTAGCCCAGATATAGAACCTATGCCATCTATAGATACAACGCCTAATGCTTGTCTTATTCCATCTGATACTACTGTTCCAACTCCATTAATAGAGCCATCACCCAATGCCATCCTAATGCCATCGCTAGATGTAGAACCAACTCCGTTGATTGATCCATTACCAGCAAATACCGCTATAGGATTACCGCTTATAGTTCCTAAAGCATTAATTGATCCAGCACCATCTGTAGCTAATACATCTCCTACGCAATAATCGTATTCCCAATAACCATATACGACATATTGATCTTCAAAGGCCATTATGCGTCTACTGCACCTGCGTAATCAGTAAAGGTCTTTAATACTCCATAGATTGCAGGGATTAAATCACCTTCTAAGTCCTCAATCGCAATGTAATGAGCATTTTCTTTAACTGTAGCCATGTTGCCATGTCGTGCATCTTCGTTATAGTAAATAGCTACTTGCACTTGGATTTGGTCTTTTGTACCAAAGAAGTTAGTGATTCGTGCGTAGGCTTCTGGGGCTGGTACACCGAATTGAGTTGATGCTAGGTTAAGTTTTAATGCCATGATTGCTCCTTAGTAAGTCATTTCTGTTGTACGGATTTGGCAAACTGTACGAATAGTCGTACTTGCTTGCCCTGTAAAGGTAACTCTTAAACCACCATTGGTAGTATCGGCTGTAACTGCAATAGCCCAAGTAGCCGCACCTAAATCAGCGTACATGGAAGTAACTGTAGGAGTACCGACCAAGGCTGTAGTTCCTACACCAGCACCTCGCTTGATTACACCTTCTATAGTCCAGCCTTTAGTATCTCCACCACCAGTTACTCCTGATACCACTTCTCCAGTAAAGAAGTAAGCAGAGTTGTTAGGTAGTATTACTTGGTTTGTTCCGCTTGCAGCTGCGGTAGTTGAGCGCAATGCTGTAGCTGTAGCATCGGTTGTTTGAACACCAAGAACAAGTAAAGCGGCTTGAGAAACGCCAGCCGCATTAGCAATAGGTGAATTACTTGCAGAAAAAACAGTATTAGCAGTAATTCCTCTAGTTGTTGAATTTGTCCCAAAAGCAAAAGACCTTGCCCCATCAGCGTATGCCACTCTACCCATTGCAATAGAATAATCTCCAACGGCAGAAGTCGATAGTCCCATAGCAACAGAAGAAATTCCGCTTGCGGTATTTCCAGTCGCTGTTGTGCCATCTGTTCCACCTCCAATAACGGCAGAACCAATTCCAGAAGCTACATTCTTTACACCACCGCCAACAAAAGACCAATCCCCACTAGCCACATTCCTATTACCGCTTGTGCCAGCGTCTCCGCCCCCACCGATAAATGAATAACTACCTGTAGCTTGGTTATTACCACCGCCAACGACTACGCCATGAGGGGTATAGAAAGATAGAGTGCTTGTAGATGAACCTGATGCGGCTTGGGAAAGTGTAAGGCTTGTTCCTGATATGGCGGCTACATAAGTTCCTGTAGCAATACTTGTACCTTGTATATATTGACCAACTTTAATGCTTGCATTAGACCCGCTTAATGTAACGGCAGTTGTGCCATTCATTGTTCCGCTTTGGGTTGTTACAGTTGAATTTGATGTTGCTGTGTTATATGCACCACCGCCTAAAAAGTTAAAATAACCAACGGCAGATGATGAACCATTAGAAAAACCGCCAACAACAGTAGAATAAACACCACTAGCATAGTTGTTATAACCACCAGCAACAACCGATTGAGAAGCTGTTACAAAGTTATTGCTTCCACCAGCAACAGTAGCATAAGAGCCTGTTACCCTATTGTCAGCACCACCACCTAAAGTAGCCGATGTTGCACTTGCCACATTAGAAGCACTAGACCTACTTGTCTGCCAATCAACAGCATTAGCACCCCTAGCATTACCACCTGTAGCAGTAGAGTCTGTCTTTTGGGCTTGTAAAGCACCTGTACCTAATGGCGATAAAACTAATGGTGTATTTGTGCCACCAGTAGCTTTTATCATTGGGTAACTAGCATCACCTGTAACAGTTACATAAGTAGTTGAACCATTAGCTAATGTTGCTGTACCTGAACTTGTTAGGGTAGTAAATGTTCCTGCGGCTGGGGTAGTAGCACCTATAGTTCCGTTTACAGCACCACCAGTAGAAGTTAAAGTGGTAAATGCACCTGTAGTAGCTGTAGTAGCCCCTATGGTAGTGCCATTGATTGTGCCGCCTGTGATGGCAGCAGAAGTCTTTTCTACCTTGTCTGTATTAAGGTTATTAAAGTTAGCATCTACCTCTACATGAGATAAAGGACTTCCCTTACCACTTCTGGTAACTATAGTAGACATATTAAGCCAAAGTTACTGATACGCTAGATGTAGCGAACTTAAATACATCTCCACTTGCAATGGTCTTAGATGTAGTTAGTGCGCCATAGTACAACATATTACCAGTTGTTAAGGCATCAAAGATTGCAAAGTGGGTAATTGTTCCCCATGAGCCTGTAGCCTGGTCAAACTCAACAGCAGCAGCAGAGTTAGTTGTTACTCCGTTAGAAGGAGCAGCAAAGGTGATGGCCTTGCGAGCATAGCCTGTGCCAGTACATTCTGTGCCTGATCCTGCCTCTGTTGGATCAGAAGTAAATAAGGCAGCATAGACTGTTGCTGGGGATGTAAAAGTAGTATTGCGTAGAGTAGCGTTAATTAATGCGTTCTCTAGGTAGTTTGAGATTGCAGACATGGTAATCCTATCGTGAAGTTAATTGCATTGTTAGTGGTACTCCAGCGTACTCTGAGCTTTCGTCTGATCCATTAATATCAGAAGTAGCTCTATCGTATAAGGTAGCCCAAGTTTGCACTCTGGCATCGTTCATAAGATAAGGCTCTGCCTCTGCCAAGGATGCGTAAAGCAAGGCATCTGGGAAGTTAGCCAGATAAGCATTTGTAGATACACTTGTAGATAATGGCGTTGGCTTGTAGTAATAAAGCATCTCTACAACATAAGCTGAGTCTGGAGTTGGAGCAAACTGGATCTCCTCTCCAATGATTGTGTAGTACACAGGCAGACCAGACTCACCAGCTCTAGCATTGCGAGAGAACAAAGAAGGCGATAGATAGCTAATAGTGTTTCTTGGATTGCCTTGGGTAAATATATCTCGCATCTCTAAGAAGTCTGTAGGCAAACCAACAGTAGAATCTGTTGCTGTCATTGTTGCTGTAGCAACTTTAAGAGTTTGGCGAGTACGGATCTCTCTTGCCAGGCGAATCTCTGCAAAGGTAATAAAGTCAGGAA